TGCTTGTGCTCCGGTTTACCCCGACTTGAGTGCTTCCGTCCACGCACCATCAAAATCGTTGGCGTCTGCCGCTTCCACCGGGGTGGTTCGTTTCGAACCGACTGCACTCAGCTTAGTCGCCGCTTTCTTGGCCGCTGCTGAAAGTTCGGTTGGCTTGGGTGTTACTGATGCTACAGATGCGATAACAGCCGCTTGTGTGGCTGTCGTTGGATGAGACTTCTTGTATTCGGCAATAAGGTCATTGACTTCCTCGACCGTGCCGTCTTCGAGTGTTGCCTTGGCAGTTCTTTTCATGAACGATGGCAAGGTATCTACCCACTTGCGCACATCGTCTTGGATTCTGTCATAGTCACTATGTGCACCACGCAGTGCACCTAGTGTAAGTTGTTCTTGCATCAACTCCGACAACTCGGAGAACCGCTCCAATGTCGGGTTATATGTCTTGGCCAGTGCATTGAACACATACTGCACCCCGTTGTACACCGCCTGCTTGAGCGCGATGTCCTGCGCCTTGGCGATGTCCGGCCACTCCTTCTGGAACTCTGCCAGCGCCGTTTTTTCGTCTGCTTCCAGCGTGTACCACTTGGGTTCAGCAGGCGTTTCCGGGGCTTTTTCGGTCGTTTCCGACTCGATTTCACCCGTTTTTTCGGTCGAAATAGCCTCTTTTTGAGGCTTCGGAACGGCCTTCAGAGTGGCATTTTCGGCCTCTAAACGGGCTATTTTTGCCTCTGGAGACTCAATTTCGGCTGTTTCTGCCCCTTCTTCACCCTCTACCGGGGCCGTTTCGGGGGGTTCCGCAGGTGTTTTCGGCTCCGCTGGAGGCGTTTCTGGCGCTGCGGGGGGTGTTTCCGGCGCTGCTGGCGGCGTTCCTGTCTCCGGGGCGACCGCCTCCGCAAACGCCTCCGTGAAGGCGTCATAGCTGCTTTGCTCGGGAAGATCAGCAGGAGCAGCGGCAGGAGCAGCAGGCGTCGCCGGAGTGGAGTCATTAACAGCAGGTTTAGTGGCCATGGTGTACTGCCTTATAGGAGCGTTATCCCGGCTTGTCAACAGCCAGTGGTGCTTCATCGACCATCTTCAGAATCGATATCCACACCTTTCCTTCTGCCTGCAGCCCTTTCATTTCCTCCGCAGGTGCACGTAACAGTCGTTCCTTCACATCATCCAGCTTTAGCACCGTTAACTTTCTCAGGGCCATTACCGGCGTTGCGTTGGAATTCGCGTGCAATAGCTGGTGGCACAGGAGCGCCTGCTCGCGCAGCGTGGATGTCGACGGGTGCAACTCCATGTTCGAGTCCTGCCAAGATGGCGTTATAGGTAGCTGCCTCACCCTTGGCGTCGTTGCTGCCCGCTTGGGTGAGGGACTTGGTGGCATCGGCCAGCAGCTTGCGCACCTCTGCCCGCAGCAGTTCAGTCATCTGCGCCTGCTGCTCGGCGTTCTTCTGCGCCATGGCCTGATCGATCTCACGTGCTTCCGCTTCGGTGCATAGCACCCTAGTAACATCGATGTCACGTACGGCCAGCCGCTCTGCCAGCATCGCATGCCACTTGATGTACGCCCGTTCTTCCGGCTGTAGTGTCGCAGCCAGCTGGTCATAGGCCATCCCCCGCACTTCCTTCGCAATCAGCGACGATGACCCCCGCGCGATCGGGGTGAAGTCGCCCTGCACTTCCTGCTTGGTGTTGAAGTGCTTGTTGAACAGGATCAGCGCGTTCATCACCGAAATGGTGAAAGTGTCGAAATTCCGCACCACATCCTTGAACGGCAGTGCTGCCATGCCTTGGATCATCGACGCGCCAGCAGCGGTCCGAAACGGCTCGCTCGGCCCCTTCTGCATGTCCCCGCCCGTGGCCGGGTTGACGAACGTCTCCTGATCCGCGAACTCCATGAACATCTTGATGATGTTCTGCAGATCAGGCAGGTGTGAATCGATCTGGATGTTACGCACTGCAGGCCACTGCGCCTCCACCCCAATGCCTTCGCGCAGCCACACCTTGTACGGCTGTATCGACTGCTCATCCTGCCCCATCACCAGCAGATCGCGGTTCACCTCCATGTTAGGCCCGCACACCACGCTGCCGTTGTCCATGGTCATGCGCGCAGCGGAACAGATCGACATCTGCGAATCACGCATGATGTTAGGCAGGCCGTTGCCCATCAGCGACGAGTCGTCTTCCTCGAAGATGAAATGGTGGTACATCTGCACCCGCTGGTCCGGCTCCAGTTCAGCCCACGGCGAGAGATCCGCCCGGATGATCTGCCCGTTCAGCATCCACACCGACGCATCGGCCATGTCCTTGATGCCGTTAGGCAGTGTTATCCCAGCAGCTTCGAGATAGTCCGAAGCGACGAAGCCTTCCCACACCAGCACCTCGTACTTGCGACCAAGGTTCGGGTTGATGTTCGAATGCACGCCAATCACTCTTAGTTCACTTTCGAACGTCTTTTCCTTGTAATTCCCCTGCGGCATCTGCTCCAGTATCTGCAGGATCGTCTCGCTGAAGAACTCAGGGTTATCCGCCAGTTCCCTCAGCTGCGACTTCGATAACACCATGCGCTGGAACTGGCCGTCCATCTGGTGTATGTTCTTGGCCGACATGTCCGGGTAGTAGTCCCACAGCGAGACGAACTCCAGCTGTGGCCGCATGGCGATTTTTTGTTCTGGTACATACAGCATCCCGGCCGGACCGGGTTGCGGCAGCCAGCAGCGCTGCGCCTGCTCGCGCACGAACGGACCCTTCACCACCCCCGCGCCGTACATGATCCCGGAGAGCAGCACGCGACGGCAGAGAGCAACGTAGTTCAGGTTCCTGTTACCCCCGATCTCCGCCAGCTGGTCCTCGATCTCCGTCTCCAACTTACTTGCCCTGACCCTAGCGAAGTCGAGCACGGCACGCTCTATGGCCTCGCTGGTAAGGGGAGGTGGTGGCGGCTGCCCCGGCTCCTGTGGTGCGAGCATGGGCGCTTGCACCTGCTGTAACACCGTGGTGAGATCTTCGACGCTGAGGTTCGGCACCGGCGACGCCGTGATGCCCCAATTCTTCTCGCTGGTTGGAAACAGCAGATTCATCAACCGGGACAGCATCGAGATGCACTTGACCCGTGTTATCCGTGGGTACGCCTGCGACCGGTTCTTGTCCAGCATCTTCAGCAACTCGGGGTCGTACTCCCCAAGGAACTGGCGCAGGTTACGTGCCCAGCGCATCTCGGCATCGCGCCGATGGCTCTCGTAGCTCCGGAAATCGCTCTCCAGCTTCGCGCCGAGTGAGCGCAGCTTGTTCGTATCAACTAACGGCGATGCTTGAGGATTCACCACCATCGTCGCGGTCTCGTGCGATGGTGTGCTCATCGGTTGCGACGGCATGGGTGCCATGCCTGCGACGGGGGTTGCCATAGATGCGCTCTAAGGTGGTGACAGTGGTGGATATTGAAGATGCACTTTACGTCCGGAACCTTCCGGCACCAGCCTCTCACCCAGCCAGTGCATCTGCGAAAATGGGAACGAACCTATGTTAGCGGCTACCTTTGACGCTGTGTCCAGTTTGCCATAGTGCGGGTTGAAGTTGTACCGGTCCCGCACATGCAACACACCGTTAGGGTCCATTTCGTAGTTGAACTGACCCAAGGTGTTCGCCACCCGCCCCTGCGGGCTTATCAACCCCAACGGCCCTACATCCGCCTGTACGCTGTTAGGCAGCGTGCTCGACCACTGCTGTGCTGGCACATCAGCCGACTGCTTACGGTAGGTATCGTACGTCACCGCGCCCGGTGTGGCAGGCAGTATCCGATGCTTCGCCCCCTTGCGCGGGTTGGGTGCGCCTGCAGCCACTGTAAGCTGCCTGACTGCCGCAAGCTCGTCCGGCGTGAAATCGGCGTTGGTTAGCTCGCCCTGCTTACCCCCTAACACCGACTCACCATACACCTTCAACGGTGTAGGTACACGGGGCATTCCCCGCAGCAGATTGGTCAGTGGGGGTGGCATGGTTCGCGCGAGTCTACCGCATAACGTACGGGTTGGTGTACTGGCGGATCGCAGCCGGTGCCGCCCGCCGCCCCTCCGACCCCAAGCCCTTGTAGAAATACTTGCACAGGTACGCGAACCCGTCCCCCGGATGGCTGTAGTCGTTTTTCACCGGCTCGGGTTGCGTATCGCCTTTTTGGGATATCCCGTAGTGCCAGCCACTGCGCAAGGCCCGGATAAGCGTAGGGCAGCGGTTAGGGTCGATAACCAGTGCTGGCCCCTCATCAGTGAGGCGCGTGGTGAAGTGCTCGATGGCTTCGATGCGACCGGGTAGTCGATTGTTACTGTCAGCCACTCTCACCCGGTAATACTTTCGTACCACCTGCAGTACAGTCTGCTCATCCGACTGCGCACGCTGTCCGCTGGCAGGGTCAGGAGAGATACAGAAGTCAGCATTAGGGTAGGTAACGCGAAGCAACGGCTGTAGCCGGTTAGTGATAAACCGCTTGGCCCCCATGTCGCGTTGTACCAGTTCATGTAAGACAAGGAGTCGTCCATGATGGTCCATCTGCCCTAGTATCATGGCACTGTTCATGCCGGGATCGTAGCCACCGATCAAGGGCAATAATGGGTTCCATCTTAGTGGCTTCTTGGCCACGTGCAACTCAAACTTGAACGTCGGTATCACGGGGGTGCCGACAACCGAGTAACCCCACTCTACCTCGACGTACTGCTTGACCCAGTTTACTGAGCGGTCTTTAGTGAGTGCAACGTAATACTGTCTGCCCCCCGGCAGGTTGTCCAGATTCTCCGCGTTGTCCGCGAAGCCTGACGGCTGGGTGAAGTACGTCCAATTAGTGCTGGTAGGGCCGGTGGTGATGTCATCAGAGCCTGTCGCTATGATGCGCTCGTTCTGTGCTATCTGCCGTTCTTCAGGTGTACTTCCGGTACGCCACTGGTCGGCCCGCTGCAGCGCCTCGTACCACCAGCTATCCTCGTTGCCCGGATTGGAACTGCCCCACATGCCCCAGTTGGTGGGACCACCATCCTTTTTCGAGGGGAAGCGGCCACAGCGGGCCGATAACTGATCGATGATCTCTCGGGGTATCTGCACAAACTCATCGATGATGGCGAACGTCACTTCGAGCGACAGGACACGGTCCACGTCATCTTTCGTGTCCAGCGGACGGAACAGCACCTCACATTCCACGTCTCCGAACTGCAGGAGAAAACGCTTATCGGTGGCGAACCACTTCCCCGCCTGCCCATCCTTGAACCACAGGTTCCACGATACGATCGTTGTATCTTGAAGTTGAGGCAAGGTGTTACGCACCACCACGACTCTGATCCTGCGTTTATGATCTACCGGGGATGGTCGTTGAAGTCTTGCGAGATTGATCAGCTTGAAAAAGATGCCGGTCGTCTTACCCGACCCTACGGGACCAATAATCCAATCGGCAAAAAATTGGCCGGGCTTATGGTGTTTAATAAAGTCCCGAATCGTTGGTGCCGGATTGTAGTTGATGGTCGACATGGTGTTAGTTCAGTGGTGCGGTTGATCTGTTCGCGGGGAACATCCCGGCCCGTTAGATTCGGGCACCGCACCACCCCCTACGCTGTTACTTGTGCCCCGGCTTGTCGGCCCGGCCGATGTCGTCACCCGGCTTGCCTCTGCCTTCACCTCCCAAGGGCGGCTTGGTGCCGGGCGGCGGCTTTTCTTCCGTTTCGGTTGGATCTTTGCGTTCTTCCCAGTCGGTAGCGGAGATGTCGTCCACGCTGCCGGTCCACGCCGTGTAGGTGTTCTCCTTCGTCTTGTACAGCGCGTTTTCGAGCAGTGGCAGCTTGGGCGGATCGGTCTGCCGCATCTCCAGCCACGTGTCGCCGTTCTCGGTCCACCCCGGCCGCACCATCTTCTTGCCGTTGCTCGCCATCTCCACCAAGGCTTCATTCATGTTCATGTACTACCTCCACGCATCGATACGTTCGTTAAGGATACCCAAATACTGCTCCATCACTGCCTGTTGCCGCTTCAGTCGCTCCTGCTCCGCCTCTGGTAGTTCACTGAACTGCAGTGTGGTCAGGAACACCTCCAGCTTGCCCAGCCGGACGAACAGTTCCTCCTTTTCCTCGATGACCCGTTGCTGGTACCCCAGTAGCTTGGCCATGATCTTCTTCACGGTAATGGTAGGTTCGCTTGGGTGAATCGTGCGCTGCTGCGCACCCTCGCTCACTGTTAGCCTAGATTTATGTTGATCTGCAGCGGGCTGATGGCTGTCGCGTTCTCTTTCGGCTCCAGCCCTGCCACCCGATGGGTGTGCTTGATGAGATCTGCCTTGACGGCACTTGGGGTAGCGTTCGAATGTATGAGTGCCCACGATGTCTCCAGCAGTGCTTCGGACTGCATCCGCGCTTTAATCCTGAACGACATCCCATCACGCTTCAGGGATTCCACTGCGTCCAGCAGTGCCTTTTGAAACGCCGGGTTGGCGCGCAGTTTATCCCACGTCTGTGGGGTCAGGTTGTAGGCGGCAAGGATCTCATGGCGGGGGACTTCTCCCAAGGCAAGTTCCAGCGGGAGGGTCGGGGGGAAGCCGAGATGGGCAGGGTCGCTGAGGTCAGCACGGCGCAGGTCCGTGCGTAGTGGTGTTATGGCTTCCACCAGTGTCAGTTCTCGGTTAGGTCTCATAGTGGGGTAAGTGTGTTAGGGACAGGGGGGAATGTCAACCGCTGCTAAAAAATTTTGGAGATTGGCTTTTACGTTGGTAAGTGGTTATGTAGATGATGCTTTTGCTATGGCAGGAAAAAATGTAGGTGGTATGGGCAAACAGCGCACGCCCGCGTCTTCCCGTTCCCCCCTGTACCCCTGCCTGTGGTAGAAAGAATTCTTTTCGTTACTGTCCGTATGCTGTCAACTATCCAATAAGATTGGATGTTTAACAGTGTCAATAGTGCACGCTCTAGTGTAAGCGTGCTATGATGTCGTCACTGGCCAAGCATTTCGCCGCCAGTGTTCACTCATTAGGAGATGTACCATGGCAAAGAAACAAACACCTGTCGCCGCTGCTGTTCTGTCCGCTGCTGTTACGCCTGCCGCTGCTGTCGTGACGCCTCCGGTCGTGGCGATCGTGGTAGATCCGCAATGGCGCGAGTACGGCAAGCTTGACGCGCAGGATGAGAATGCCGCGCTGTCGCGTGTCGCGCTGTACGCTGCCGCGCTGCTCACGGCAGATTACGCCACCGTTGACGCGTTCCGGTTGCAGTACATTGCCGGAGCGACAGAGGCAGGTTTCGCGCGACCGGATGATCTGATCTCGCGTCGCGTCTGGCTGCCGCTGAAACAAGCGTACAACTGGACTAAGCCTGTCTCGCCCACGTCGACAAACGCGCGTCCCAAGACGCCGGAGCAACAGGCCAAGATCGACGCGGCAAAGGCTGTTGCTGACAAGCTTGCGGCGATGACGGAAGCGGATTGTGACGCCGAAATCAAGGCTGGCAAGGCCGACCCGGATCGTCTGGCCAAGCTCTACGCGCGCAAGGTTGCGGCCCACAAGGCCGACAGCAAGGCCGCTGACAAGGCCAAACGCGAGGAAAACGCCAAGCTTTACAATGCTTGCGCTGACATCCTCAAGACGATGGAAAAGGCCGAATTGCAAGCGGCACATCGGGCGCTGGGCGCGATCATCGCCAAGCGTAAGTAACCTCGCAACCTACCGGAGCGGACCCCAGCAATGGGGTCCGTTTTTTTGTCCTATGATCCGCGCTCTCAGCAACTTGTTAGCACTAGCTTTTGTGGTAACTTGTATGTATCAACTGCCAGACATTGCGCGCAAAGCGCAAGCTTCGATCGTCTGCGTCCAATCCTCGATCTGATTCACTTCGCCCCGACAGCCCATGCTGTCGGGGCTTTTTCTTTGCCCGCAATCCGCATTGAATCGACGCCAGTGCCACGCAGCAAACCTCTTGGCTACCACCCTAGCTTACCCCCCTGCGCGCGTGCCCAGCGAGAC